CCTTAGTTAGTAATTGAAGATTAGAATAATGATTGAGTAATAGTGTTTCGTCTTCCGTTTTTGCCAAAGAGATATTGGAGTAACATGATCAATTTGAATACTTCCTATTCCGTAAGTATTTCCGTTGCTTGCTTGATTGTTAAGCCATTCGTTTAAAAAATCAAAATCACATTGAAGTATTTCTAAATAATTTTCTTCTTTAACAAAGCCTTTGTTTTTAAAAGATTGGTTTATAGTGCATCTAATGTTTTGCTTTAATCTTACTAAAGGATCATTGTTTAATCTTTTTTTGCATATATCCGTCTCTTTTCACGACCAGCTTTAGACTTTCTTCTTTTACTTTCTCTTTTACAAATCCTTTCTTTGTTTAATTCATAGTATTCTTTTCTTTCTTCTGAAAGTTTTTCTTTATTTTTTACTCTATATTCTTTAGCATATTCTGATATTTTTTCTTTATTGTTTTATAATATAATCTACTTTTTGCATTTAGTTTTTCTTTATGCTTTTGATAGTATTTCTTTCCATGTATTTTTCTTCTTTCTTTAGTGCATAACTTACAATAAAAACTTTTAGAATCTTTTGTATTTTTATCATTATAAAAATCATCTAAACTCTTTACCTCTCCACACTTAGTACATTTCTTTTCCATAGTTATTTTAAATACAAAAATCCCCTGTGAATTGGAGCGTGCAACAACCAAAGCAGAGGGGATTCTCAAATATGTCTTTTAGGTTTGCACGCCTTTAGATTGCTAATATAAGCCTTTTATATCGTAATCAACGCTTGTAGATGTTAAAAAATGTTACATTTTAACGATTAGAACGTATATTGAGTATGGACTTAAGAGAGATGTACCTTGACGAGAATAACCTAGAATTAGGTATAAGAGCTGTTAGCCTTGTAGAAGACCCAGCGATTGAAAGTAATTTCGTTACGCTTAAGAACGAAAACAGAATTGAACTTGCAGAAGTAAACAAAGAAAGACGCATCCTCTTAGGTGCTGTGTTAATTCCAAACAAGCCTATTCTTAGAGTTGATAAAGACGGTACTGAATACTACATCTACTTCACTAAGGAAACTATATTTAAAATCGCTGTAATGCTTGGTAAGAACAAACTGAACGATCAAGTAACGCAGGATCATTCTAAGTTTATAAAAGACATGACGACTTTTGAGACATGGCAAACTGAGCATAAAGAAATGGACAAGTCTGCATTTTATGGATTGGATATTCCAGTAGGTACTTTATGCATGGCAATGAAAGCAGACAACGAAGAAGTCTACAACCTAGCTAAAGAAGGTAAGATAAAAGGTTTTAGCATTGAGGGGTTCTTTTCGGACAAACTAGATAAAAAAGAACTAAGCAAAGAAGATAAAGAAATAGAATTATTAAATGAAATAATGGCAATGTTATAATGGCAAAAAACAAAAGGAAAAACACCAAGTAGGACAAGTCCTAAAAATAGTAAAAGAGGTTGTCTTTGCGAAGATGGGACTTACAAGGCTGAGTGTTGCGATGGTAGCTTGCAATCTCAGGGGATAGGAGCGACTGTAGGACAAAACACCTCAGACGTTCAAGAAGCAAATGGAATAAGAATTAAACAATCAAATAGAGGTTAAAATGAGCGAAACAAAGGAAACACTTTTGGATAAAATTGCCAGCAAAGTAGGTGTAATGCTTACAGGCGAAGAATCCAAAAAAGAAGTAAAGCTAGAAAAGGCTGTACTTAAAGACGGTACACCCGTAGAAATTGAAGGCAAGGCAATATTTGTATTGACCGAAGACGGGGAAAGACTCCCAGCACCCGTAGCAAATCACGAGCTAGAAAATGGCGATGTGGTTGTAGTGGAAGAGGAAGGCGTAGTTAAAGAGATTATAAAAGCCGACTCAGAAGCTGAAGAGGAAGACTTAAAAGAGGACAAAATGGAGTTCGCTTCTAAAGAGGACATGCAAAACCTCAAAAAAGAAATGGACGAATTAAGGGGCATGATTGAAGGCAAGGACAAAGAAGAAATGTCTAAAGCCGAGCCTGTAAAAGAAGAGATTAAAAAGGAAGAGTTAAGCGCAGAAGAGCCTGTAAAAAAGGTAACGCACTCACCCGAAAAGGAAGTTAAAAAGAATATTAACCTATACGCACAGAAAAGAAAAGGAGACACCAAGAGCGTTGTCTTCCAGAAATTATTTTCATAAACCAATTTAATACCAAAAAAAGATGGCAACAACAACAAACATTACAACTAGCTATGCAGGAGAAGGCGCAATGCCTTACGTTGCAGCGGCTTTATTTTCATCCCCAACTTTAGAGCAGGGAGGTGTAGACATTATTCCAAATATCAAATTTCGTAAAACATTAAGACCAGCAAGTGTTGGCGACATTATCGCAGATGCAACTTGTGATTTTTCTGCATCTTCTAGTGTTACTTTACTCGAAAGAGTTTTAGAACCTAAAGAGCTTCAAGTAAATCAGCAATTTTGTAAGACTGATTTTATTGATACTTGGGATGCAGTCGAAATGGGATTTTCTGCTTTCGATGTAATACCTAAAACCTTTGCTGACTTTATCATTGCTGAATACGTTGCTAAAGTAGCAGAAGCAAATGAGACAAGCATTTGGAGAGGTGTAGCATCTAACACGGGAGAGTACAATGGATTTACAACTATTGTTGCAGACGATGCAGATTTGCCAACAGCACAAGAAATCACAGGAACTACCGTAACTGCTGAAAATGTAACTGATGAGCTTGGAGAAGTAGTCGATGCAATACCTAACAGATTATACGGTAAGGAGGATTTAAGAATCTACGTAGCAACAAATGTTTACAAGGCTTACACCAGAGCTTTGGGAGGTTTTGCTGCTAACGGTAAAGGTGCTGCTGGTGTAAATAACCAAGGTAACAACCAAAGTTTAGGAGCTTTAGAATTTGACGGGGTTCAATTATTTATGACTTATGGACTCGCTGCAAATACAATGTTAGCGACTAGAGTTTCAAACCTTAAGTTCGGAACTGGACTGCTTTCGGATCACTCAGAAGTGAAATTAATTGACATGTCGGAAACCGACGGAAGCAAAAATATCAGATTTGTTATGAGATTTACAGCAGCAGTTCAGTATACTTTTGCTAAGGACATCGTAACATACGGAATCGTAAATAGCGCAAATCCAGATTAATCAAAAGGGAGTTAATAGCTCCCTTTATAATACAAAATAAATATGGCATGTGATATAACAAAAGGTCGTTTAGACACACCTTGCAAAACAGGCGTTGGAGGGGTTAAAGCCTTTTACTTCGCCAACTTTGAACCTCTAATTTACAAGCAATTTGAAAAAACTGCTGGATTAGTTACCTCACTTTTGACAAGTCCAGATACACCTTTAGAGTTGTACAAATATGAGCTTAGAAGTTCAGGACATAACCTAGAGGATGCTAACGAAAATTCGGAAGAAACGGGAACTTCATTTGTGACCTCTACTTTTACAGCTATCTTGAAACAGATTGGTGCTACAACTAGAGATGAATTGCAACTAGCAAGCTTTGGGAGACCTCAGGTCTTTGTGGAGGACTATAACGGTAACTTTTTACTTGTAGGAATTGAAAACGGTTGTACTGTATCTGTAAATCAGGTTACAGGCTCAGCAATGGGAGAACTTTCAGGCTATAACTTAACGATTACAGCACAGGAAAGAGAATTGAGCTACTTAGTAGACCCTACAATTATAGGGGACGATACTCAAACTACAATAGTTGTAGGAACTTAATATGATTTATAATAAATAATGAAAGCCTGTCTTAATTGATAGGCTTTTTTTTGTTAATTATGTTACAAATAGTAAGGAATGAAAGTATATTGAGTATGAAAGTAACTGAAAACACCACAGTTTTAAGCATATTTACCCAGAATGTCAGCGGTTTATACGACATTAAGGTAACAAATGAGACGTCAAAGGCTTTTAACCTACGATAAAACCAAAGCTTTAACGCAGGAATTATACTATTATCAGATAGAAGATACAGAAGGTTTTAATTTTACCAACGAAAACACGTATATAATTGAGGTTTTTAAGCAAAATACTAGCGATTTAGTCTACCGAAACACCGCATATTGTACGGATTCGGACAGTTATAACAAGGGAAACCGTATTAATTCCGATAATGAATACATCACATTATGATAAATGAGAAAAATACGCATATAGTTAACTTGTCTAGCTATACAAGTCCATCCATTACTGAGGTTAAAAACGATAATTACGTAGAATACGGAGACAACAACGACTATTTCAACTACTTAATTGAACGTATTACAGGAAGCTCAACTAATGGAGCTATCATAAAAGGTATATCAAATCTTATTTATGGTAAAGGTTTAGCGGCTACAGATGCAGAAAACAGAACTTCGGAATGGCTTAAGATAATGACTTATTTTAGACCTAGTGATTTACGAAAAATAATCTATGACCGTAAGGCGTTGGGCATGGCTGCAATTCAAGTCCTATACAAAAAGGGAAAAGTTGTAGGAACTGAACACTTTCCGATGCAAACGTTAAGACCAACGAAAAAAGACAAGTTTGGAAAAATTAAGACTTGGTTATATTTTAACGATTGGAAAAATAAAAAGAAATCAGACGAAGCTGAGCCAATAGCAGCATTTGGAGAAGGAAACGGAAACGAACCTGAGATATATATTTGGCAAGGTTACGTGTCGGGTTTTGAATACTTCCAGCCGCCAGAATACATAGCAAGTTTACCTTATGCTTTACTAGAAGAAGAAATTTCAGACTATCTAATTAACGATGCTCAGAATGGTTTTAGTCCTACGACACTTCTTAATTTCAACAACGCAGTACCAGAAGACGAAGACAAGAGGAGAGACATTGCAGGAGAGGCAACAAAGAAACTAACAGGGAGCAAGGGGAAAAAGTTTGTAGTTGTATTTAATGATGACAAAGACCACAAGGCAACAATAGACAGCATACCTCTCAACGATGCCCCAGCTCATTACGAATACTTATCTAAGGAATGCTTTAACAAATTGATTGTAGGGCATTCTGTAACGTCTCCGATGCTATTAGGTATTCGAGATGGACAGAGCGGATTAGGCAACAATGCAGACGAGATTAAGAATGCAACTTTACTTTTTGAAAATATAGTTATTCGAGTTTACCAAAATCAACTAATTGACATTATAAAAGAGATATGCCCTACTTCTTTAGACTTATACTTTAAGACTATCCAGCCTTTAGACTTCATGCAAGTTGATGAGCCATTGAGCGATGACGAAGAAGAAAAGCAGACTGGTGTAGAAATGTCAAAGCAAGAGCCAACCGATGAGGATTTAAACAAAGCCTTTGAGCAACTTAAAGAATTAGGCGAAGAGGTTGGCGATGATTGGGAGTTGGTAGACGAGCGAGAAGTAGACGAAGAGACAGAGGATGAAATGGATGAGCTACTAGAAGAAGCCAACTATAAAAGCACAACCACTCTACAAAAGGCAATAAATCTAGTAAGCACAGGCACAGCGAGACCAAACTTAAAAGGCGGACAAGATGAAACGATTGATGGTATTAATTTCAAGGTAAGATATAAGTATTCGCCTGAAACCACAACTGCAAATAGTAGAGAGTTTTGTAAAAAAATGGTAAGCGCAAACAAGATTTATAGAAAAGAAGATTTAATCTCTATGGGTTCAAGTGCGGTTAATGCAGGATTTGGAGTTAATGGTGCATCAACTTATAGTATTTGGAAATACAAAGGCGGTCCAAAATTGCAACCATAAATTTATGAGACTAACTTTTAAAAAGAAGGGAAGCATAGACGTTAAGAGTCCACTAGCGCCACGCATAAGCACAGGCAAAGCAGAAAGAGAAGGTTACAGAATCCGAAACCCTAAAGAGGTCGCTATGAAGCCAAAAGACATGCCTAACAACGGATATAAAAGATAATTATGGCAATCACACTATTTGTAACACAAAACGATATAAAGGCTAACAGCATTGTAAGTGGTTCAGTAGACCCTGACAAGTTCTTACAGTTTGTTAAAATAGCTCAACAGATACACATTCAAAACTATTTAGGTACAAAACTTTTTCAAAGACTAGAATTATATGTAACTAACAACGGAAGTCAAAACGGTACTTTTTCAGGTAACAACACAGACCCCGAAAAGATACTACTAGACAAGTTTGTGAAGGATATGACTATCTACTGGGCAATGGTGGAATACATTGGCGTAGGAGCGTTTGAGATAACAAATAAGGGGGTTCTTAGGCATACAAGCGAAACAGCAGAACTCGCAAGCAAAGAGGATTTAGATTATCTAATTAATAAGTATAGGAATTTGGCACAGTATTACACAAATCAATTTATTGAGTTTATGCCATACAACCAACAAACCTATCCTGAGTATAATACTAACAAAAATGACGACCGATACCCAAGTAGAGATAGCTACTTTGGAGGTATGCAAATATAATAATTATGAGTGACTGGGGAAAAGGAGTAAATAATAATATTGGATGGGGTCAGGGTGGAACTAATGATATAGGGTACGGTAGTATTTATGCTGACTCAAATTCAGGGGAAACTTTACTTTTAAAGGATAATACTGCTTTTATTATCGAAGTTGACACAACAAAAGCTGGCACACCTTCAGATCAATTTCAATTTACGGGTGCAGAAGGAGACTATGACGTTGTGGCTAAACAAGGAGGAACAATTGTTCAAACCTTTAATAATTTGAGTGATGAGGAACTATTACTTTTAGTAATGGTTCTGGGGTTTATGATTTAGAGGTTATACCAAAAGAGGTTAATGGATTTAATAGAATTGCTTTTGTTAATGGTGGAGATAAGGATAAGATTATTGACATTAAGCAATGGGGAGATGTTGTTTGGAGTAGTTTTGAAAGGGCATTTTATGGTTGTGAAAATATGTTAGTAACTGCAACTGATGTTCCTAATTTAAGTAATGTTAATAGTATGTTTGTTATGTTTTATGAAGCATCATCAGCAAATCCAGATACTTCAAATTGGGATGTAAGTAGTGTTACTACTATGTATGCTATGTTTAATAATTCAAACTTATCAGTAGAAAACCTAACAGCCTGTTATGAGAATTGGTCACAACTTAACCTTCAACAAAACGTTTCATTTTCAGCAGGAAATACAAAATATAATGCTTCAGGACAAGCTGGAAGAGATATATTAGTTAATACATATAATTGGATTATTGAGGACGGAGGTCAAGTATAAATAAAAAAAGAGAAATTATGAATATAAATGAACACAAAGATTATAGTAAACCTTTTTGGGTAGCAAAGTATGAAGATAATAGTGTTATAAAATATGGAGAAATATCAGAAGGTTCTATATTAAACACTAAAATGGATATATTTACCTTTTCTGAAAAGGAGGATATGATTAACTTTATAGAGCGCAACGGAGGTGAGTATATTAATCAAGAATTAAATAAATAGATATTATGATAAAATGGCTTTTAAATCATCTTTGGCAAAGAGATAAACTGTATCACTTAATTGTAGGTACATTAATTTATATTGCAGGAGCCTTAATATTTGCACCCTATGTGGGCTTATTACTTGCTATATTAGCGGGAGGGGCAAAAGAAGTATATGACGACCTAATCAGGACAAAAATTGTTAACGGCAAAAAAGTTAAAACATCAAATGGAGACCCTTGGGATTATTTTGCTACTATTGTGCTTCCAATTATATTATTTTTAATCAGTACAATTAAATGAGTATATTTAGTGAAAACCTAGGCGTTATAATAACGGGAATTACGGGAGCTATTGGTGGAATAGCTGCTTTTTTTGGGGGTAAAAAATCAAGAGAGTCTAACGCAAATATAGAAATGGGCAAGGCTTATGAGTTGATGTCTAAGCAAAACAACGCATTTATTAAGATTATGACCACAAAGGTAGACGAGCAAACAAGAAAATAGAACATTTAGAAGGTGAGGTTAATGGCCTAAGAACTGAAAATAAACAACTTTTAAATGAGCTAAAAAAATATAGAAAATGAGAATATCAATAGACCGTTACGCACCTGAACCAAAACAAACTATAGGCGTTTTTTATCTTTTAGGAACTAATGATTCCGTTATAGCTAAATGGGATTGCTTAGAATTGCCTTTTCTTAACAATCAAAGGCGTATTTCGTGCATTCCTAAAGGAAACTACAAAGCAAAAAAACACAATTCACCAAAATTTGGTAAATCGTTATGGCTTCAGGATGTACCAAATAGAAGTGAAATTTTAGTGCATAAAGGAAACTATCACTTTGACATATTAGGATGTATATTAATAGGTAGGTTTTTAAAAGATATAAACAACGATGGCTTAATTGATGTTGTAGAAAGCACTAAAGCAATAAAAGAATTACTATCATATCTTAAAGATATGGATGGTATTATGATAGAAATAAAATAATATTTGTCCTTTACCTTTGGTTTGGGATTTTCAAAGGCTTTTGACGTTGAGCCAGTAATCAACGTTTTTATTTTAATTGATTATCTATGAGAAACAAAAGATTAACAATAAGAGATAAAGAAATAATAAAAAACTAAACTTAAAACCAAATAAAAGCCAAAGATACAGACTAGACAATTTTAAGATAAAAGAGTATAATCAAATCCTAGCTGAACAGCAAGTTAAAACAGAATCTACTACATCTGATAACGATTACAAAGAAACCTTTTTCCTTAGTGCTTGGTGTCCTAAGACAAATACAATACTTACAATTAAGCAATATTGCGTAAAGTATAATTTGCCTTATGAGGATATTTCTTCTTTTAAGTTTCTACCTTATCACTATAAAGAACCTTCTTATAATATTGTATTTAAGGACAAACAAATAGATGATGCCTTTGATTACGAAGAACTAAAAGCAACCCTAGCAAAAGAATTAAAAAAGACTCATAAGCCATTACAACTAGACGAGCAAACAAATACAGAAGGTGTGCTTAAGTGGGCTGACTTACATTTTGGTGCAATGATAGAAGGATTGGTCAAGACTAGAGACTTTAATACGCAAATCCTAAAAGACGGACTGCTTACAAGTGTAGAAGACTTCAATAATATTAGATTTGCAAAGAGACACGTACATATTCAAGGCGATCTTATAGAGAGCTTTACGGGACTTAATCACATTAACTCTTGGCACTCTATGGATTCCAAAATGATAGGGGCAACCGTAATTAAGTTATGTACAAAATTACTAGATGAAGCACTAAGCAAAATAAACAACTTAGAAACTGTAAAAATAATAGGAGGTAACCACGATAGAATAAGCAAAGACAACAAAGAAGACGTAAAAGGCGGGGCTGCTGAGATCATTGCTTACTGTCTTGAACTATTAGGCTATAATGTAGAGTTTCACCCTTACGTTATATCTCATGAGGTGCAAGGCATTAACCATATTATCCTGCATGGTGACAAAGTAGTCAGCTCAAAAACATCGGAAGAATTAGTTAGTTTATACGGTGCACAAGGAAAATACAATTTCATCACAGAAGCGCACCTTCACAAGGCAATGGAAAAACTGACTGCAAAGCAAAGGAGTAAATACCAAGTAATACAAGATGACAAGTTAATGCTTAGAAGATTAACGCTTAAGCCCTTTTTTACGGGTAATTACTATAGCGAAACTTTAGGTTATAATACAAACGCAGGATATAGTATAATTTGGGCAAATAATAAAGGACGTCCTAAAATGTTAGACAACACAATATAAAACGATATGAAAGCCACACAAGCACTTTTAATATTTTCCTTCTTATAGGATGCAAAAGCAAAAGAAACAACCGTAGAACGTACGCAAACAAGCGACACTCTAATAAGTAAGTCTTTTGAGTATGTAAGTAAACCCATAGAAACAAAATATACCTTTTCAATAGAATGTGATAGCCTTGGGAATGTCAAAGAAATTAAAACCTTTGAATCTTCTGGACTTAATTCTGCAAGTGTTAAGCTTAAGAACAATCAATTAGACTTAAGGCTAATTACTGGCATGAGTCAAAGCAAAACCGATACCATTTACAGGACTCAGTTTAAAGATAAATTTAAAACGGTTGATTTGGTACGTTATAAAACCCCTCTTTGGATGTGGCTTACAATTATTTCTTTAGTTTTAGTTATTATTTTACTGCTTAGATTCAGATAAAGTGTTATATTAGTGTTTTCATAGTTTTAGTTTTAACCCCTCTGTCATTAGTTGAGGGGTTTTTTTATGCCTAAACTTTAACAGTATTAGTTTAAATATTTGTTCATTTATCCATTTGTTATTTATATATTTGTACAAGCAATAACGCTAAAAAAAACAAACTAACATGGGAACTAACGTAATAACACAAGGAGCATCAACACAAGATTTTGAATTTATCGATCAGATAATAAATTTAGAAACTAAAAGAAAAATTAAAAAAGTTCCTGGAGCATCTGATTTTGGAATATTAACCGCTTGCATGATAGATGGCGAATTTAGTTGTGTAACTGATTACACAATTACAGATGAAATGAGATCAGACTTAGAAAAAGCATAAATAACAAACAGGGGCTTAACTGCCCCTTTAAAACCCTAGACTATGAATTTTATTGAACAATTACAAGACGCTTTGATAGAAAAACTAAGTTAAGCAAATACGATTTATCTATCCCTTATCAGGATAAGTTAATTGTAAAGCCTGAGACAATCACGCTAAAGGAGCTTCGTATTATCTTTATACTTGCAGGCATAAAATCAATAACAATCGAAAATACAACTATAAATATATAAGCTATGGAATTACAAATAAAAAAGAGTATTACTTATTTAGCCTTTTGGAGGGTTGGTTAAAAATGGAGGTAAACTTTCCTAATTCATCTCAGGAATACCTTCCAACTAAAAAGAGAAAGTATTGCGAAAACTCAGAATCAATAGATGAAATGACTTTTGATGCTAAAATAAGTTATGAGGAATTTAAAACTAACGTTCAAATGCTTTTATCATGAAAACTAAAACAAAAGAAATCGTAATTAAATGTATTGCAGAAGGTGTATTTTATGGAGAACCAAAGGATTTTAAGCCTTGGTATGTTTACGAAATTGAAACAAATAAGCCTTTAAATCTCGATGCTTTACAGCACGTAATCACCGAAAGCGTAAAAGTCCCTGAAAGACTTGACGAGTTTATGGTTTTACACGGGATAGGACAAAGCGAAATATTAGAGTTTTTAAATAATTATTTTAAATCAGAATAACATGGGATTCACGGAAATTATGTAAGTATTAATTTATTTTGCAGCTTTATTGGTGGGATTTACTATCGCAGTTGTAAGACTTATTTTAAACAAATGAAGAAAATAAACAGATTATAGATGTGGATTTGATCTTTGAAACTTATAAGATCAAAGTAAATGAGCCTCATTTGACTTTCACACACTTTTGTATTTATGTTCTTGGCTCTACCGTTACAATAGTTAACGGATGGAAAAAAGGGGATAAGCAAATGACAGATTACAAAAAGTCAAAAGTTTTAAAATTTATAGGATTATACCCAGAACAATATTGTAAAAATGTAATTATGGGATGGAGCAACCCAGAAGAAAATCAAGACCTAGACAATAGATGTATGTACTGCAAAGAAAAATGTCAAAATCACTATTGCAGTAGGAAATGCGAAGAAGCAGATATTAACGATTAATAAAAACTAGAAACTATGAAAGATTTAACAGTAGAGAATTTTGAGGAATTAAGTTTTGCTCAGGACTTCAGCAAAAAAGAAGCTAAGAAACAAGGTATCGACTTAGCTAATGAGATATTAAATAACGGCAATAGCAATCCTTTGGAGGTAATGGCTACACTTGTAAGACTTAGCGAAGTGATCAATACATTTCAATCTACATTAAAGGAAAGTATGGAATTGCCAGAGGAGCTAAAACTAAACGGAGTTAATTTCAAAAGCCGTCAAGGCTATGCAGTTTATGACTACTCACAGGATGGAATGGTAGATCATTATGAAAAGCTACTTAAGCAGCGTAAAGATTTGATAAAATCAGCTTGCAAAGCTGGTGAACCCGTTACCGATCCAAATACAGGCGAAGAAATTAATCCCGTACCTGTAAAAATTACACTAAAGATAGTATAGTAATAACATTTTAAGTATATTTAAACTATAAATTGAGCTGAAGCGGTTACAGCATTTTAATCGTATTTTAAAACATTTATATTATGAGTTGGATAGACAGACCAGAAACAAAAGTAAAAACCCAGACGAAGAAATTCTTAAGCTGGAAGTCCGAAGAAAAATGCTTTGGTTACTACGACAAAGAC